ACGATTTTTCACAGAAATTGCGATTTCGTCGTGGATTTGAATGAGGGGTACGCGCCCAGTTTCATAAATATTCACCATTGCCTGCTTTGTCATGTCCGCAGCCGACGCTTGGATGAGCCGGTTCAAAGCTTTGTAGGTGTATGCCCGCTTCAGTCTGGTGGTCTCGCCGTACTCTTGCACCGCTTCGCGGTAAGGCAACGCCTTGTTCATGGCGAATGTGTCGGGCTCCCAAAGGTCAAACCGGCACTTACGCCCTAATATAGACCGGACAGAGCCGCCGCTAGCGCGGTCGTTGAGCCGTTTTTGTACGCCGTTCATCAATCCTTTAACAAACGGGACGCGCTCGTGATACTGCTTAACTAGGTCTTTTGCTTCGTCTACTTCGATGGCTAGCTGATCGGATAGCTTGTTCACGCCCATCCCGTACATCATACCAAGGTTAATCGTCTTCGCCTGTTTGCGCGGGATGTCCGCCATTTCTGCCACCATCGTATGAAAATCCATATTAGGATCATGTCTATAAGCATTTACAAACTCCTCCACGCCGCGCATTTCTATGCCGCGTGATTTATTATAAAGATGTGCATAGTGAACCAAGATGCGCGGTTCTTGCTGCGAGAAATCAATCGCAGCCCACTGCTCGCCTTCTTCTGGTAGGAATAGGCTACGGATCATCGGCCCTAGTTCAGGGTCGCGGGCGGGGATTTGCTGTAAATTTGGGTTTGACATTGATATGCGCCCCGAAACCGTACCGCCGTCGTCCGATCTAATTTGGTTAATGTGCCCGTGAATGCGTCCGTCTGACCGGCAGTGCTTCATAATGGTGTTAATAAACGTGCCGCTAGTCTTGCTTAGGTTACGCGCCTGCACAATTAGCTGGGCTAGCTCGTGCGGGTGGTCTGCAAGGAAAGATTTTGTAAAAGACGGTGCGCCTCTTTCTGTTCGAGGGTAGGGAATACTTAGCTCATCAAACGCTATGGCTATAGAGTTTGCCGCCCAAAGCTCCACGTCCCTGCCCGCAACTTGCTTTATTTGTTTTACGATATCTTTTTCTTTTTTGACTAAGGCGTCCCTTGTGCGCTCTACGCGGTCTTGGTCAACGCGAACACCGCGCCACGTCATGTCGATCAGGCACGGTAAAAGCTTTAGCTCTAGTTCAGCGATGTGCCACAAGTCTTCCTTGGTTAATTGTGTGGACAAATAATTCCATAATTCCAAAGTTATTTCTGCGTCGTTTTGTGCGTAAGGGCCGACATACATTGCAGGCATCTTCCACATATCGGCTTTAGGGTCCAGCCCAAACTCTCTGGCAGCTTCTTGCAGCGTTTTCTCTGTTTTAATTTTACCCAAAAGCTCGTAACAGAGTGAGTTCAGACTGTAGCTAAATCTGTTTTCATCTAACAGTGCAGCTACCAGCATTGTGTCGATGATCTTCCCGTTTAGCTCAAAGCCCATCCGGCGTATCCAGCCAGCGTCATACTGTGCGTTGTGCATGATCTTATCAGCGGGACACTCAAACACTTTTTTAAGCCACTTGTTTACGATCCGCTCGTCTAGGTTACCGCCGCCAAGATGCCGGATAGGTATGTACCCAGCCCAGTCTGCAACAGCTACTGCGTAGCCTACAACCTCGCCATCACCGGTCGGCCATCCGGGCCCGTTGGTCTTGATGTTGGGGTCGCGGGTCTCGACATCTATAGCAATTTGCTTTGCATTAAAGATGTCTGGTAGTTCTGCGGGTGGAACCCATTCACTCTTGGGACCGAACATTGTCATTTGCAAACCCATTAAAAAAGTTCCGTGTCAGAAATAAGGTTTTCGCCGCCTAACGCAGCATAGCCACAGATATCAATCCACGAGTCCTCGTGGTCTGTTTTCATAAGCCGTGCCGCCTTCACCATGATCATACAAAGCACAAATTGCTGCTCCGTCACCTCTGTTCCTAAAATTACAGACCACAACTTGGCTATGTCCTGAAAGTTTTTGTGGGCATCGCCGTAATCTTTTGCGCGATCGCCGTTGATCAAGTCACCAGCAGTATCTAAAATTTCTTCACGTTTCATATTTGGTAAGCCTTTGTTGCGTCTTCTGGTTCAACTAAAAAGAGGTTCTGTTTAGTTCTGGTAAGCCCGACATAAAATACTCTGTGTATATCGTCGGGGGCGAGTTCAGCCGCTTTTGCCGCAGCCGGTGATAGTCCGGTAAATAAGACCACGTTATCTGCTTCCCCGCCTTTAGAGCCGTGGATCGTGGACAGTTGTATACGGGGTTCGGCATTAAATTTCTCACCCCGCCGGAGTAAAGCCGTGATGTACGCGCGGTCGGCACTGGGCAGCCTATCCATTGCTGTATGCCAGACGCAATCACGGATGTTTTCTTCGAGGTGCGGGCTGCCTATAATGTGCACCAGTTCGAGAAGGCCGTGATCCGCGATCAGTTCATCGAGTGTAACCAACTCATCATTATCTAAAGCGGGTAATTTTTTAAATCCGCGCTTGACTCTGTCTCCAACTGACATATAACTATACACGGCTCGTGCAGTCTCCCCCGTAACTTGTTTACCCTTTCTTAACTGTTCCCATCCGTTGACAGCAACACTAATGCTTTCAGGCACGGATCGCTTACCTCGGTAGCTAAATAAGTGGCCGCGGCCGCGTAAGTCAGCTTGAACGTCAGAGAGGAAGTATGCGGCTTGGGCTAGCACGAGCCACGATCCCTGCGAAAAGTTAATAGCCGACACGTCTGTCACGCGCTCTACCGCGCCGTGGTCTTTGCGCGGCAAATAGTTTTTAGGGACGCGCCTTTTAATCCTACGGACTACACGTTCGGCTAGTGGGTGCACAGAAGCGGGAACGCGGAAGGACTGCTCTAGTACCTCGTAACCGCCGTTAAGGCCGATAAAGTGCTCCACGTCTGCGCCTGCCCACCGGTAAATGGCTTGGTCGTCATCGCCAGCGCAGTATATCTTTTCGGAATGCTGCTCTAAAACGTGCGCTACATCCCATTGTAGGGGCGACAAGTCTTGCGCTTCGTCAATAAATGTGACCGCGAGCCGTGGGCAGAAGGCCGCGCCCTCTCTTACAAACACCTCCAGCATATCCGTAAAGTCGTAGAGCTCGAACCGGTTCTTATATTCAACAAGGCTGTCGGCTATGTACTTGACCTTGTTCCAAGGTTCGGTGATTTCGCTTTGGTTATACTGCTCGCGTAGGCCGACTTTGCGTAAACGGGCTAAGTTAATCAGGCTAATTACGGGATTACTGTTTTTACTTAGGTCAAAAACATCTTCGCCGCTTATCTGCGAGCCGTCTACGTTTAGGTCAAAGCCGAGGGCCGCGCCCAGTTCTTTGTAGTGTTCTGACTGCATAACCTGTTCTTGCCGGATACCGGATAAGCGAAGGGCAAAGCTATGCAGGGTACGGAACCACGGAAGCTGTGATTTATCAAAACCAAACCGCTTACTTGCCCGCTCAACGGCTTCATTTGCAGCCTGCTTGGTGAAAGCAAAATATCCGATCAGAGACGGGTCTACGCCCGCCGACAGGGCTTCGTCTACCCTGTTAAGCAGGGCTGTAGTCTTACCCGTTCCGGGCGGGCCGTATATACGAAAGATTTTAGTTTCCATTAGACATCTATCTCATAGCCGAGGTTATTAATTTTAGATTGTATTTCTCCAGCCGTTACACGCCCTAAGTTTGGTATACGACGAATGTCATTGTGCTTAACGTACTCGACAAAGACAGCTATGGGCATTGGCGTCAGGTTGTCGTTATACAGGCAGTTGTATGTCTTGCGAGTCCACGGGATATCCTGAACTAGTACGGGTGGTTCAGGAAACTTTATCTCTTGGCGCTCCCCCATCTCCCTAACTATCTGGCGCACTCTTTCGCGGCTAATTTCATGCTTGTCTGCAATAGCTTGAAGCGTCCGCTTTTCTAAAACGCGCTCACGATAAATACTTTGATTTCTAGTTTCCATGTTCTTCGTCCGCGATATCTTCAATTTTTTCCATAAACTTTATGAAGACGGGGGTTTCGTCTCCTACCCACGCGCCGACTACGTTGTAGAACATGAACTCGACGGCGTCGTCAAACTCCATTCGATCTCGCTCGCACAAGATAGCAACGCATTTATCAAAGTCATACGCAATAACGTCCGGTTGACTTGCGCGGCTGCACACGCCCACAAAGGCTTGATTAAATCCATCAGCTTTTAACATTAGAAGGGTGACTCCTGTTGTCCGTTAAAGTCAGGGGTTTTTAATTC